GTCGATTTCGCAACAAGTACGACGGGCGAGAGAGGAGATTCAGGTCGGACATGCACTCGCTCGTCATAAGGGGGTGACATGACAGTCGGGATATACAAAGACCCACCGAGCCGCGGGTGTCAGTTCGGCGAGTGGAAGAAGGAGCTGCAGAAGATGGGGTCCTGTGGCAAGCAAGTATACGGCCGGGTAGGTAAGACGGAGTTGTGTCAGGAGCACTTCGAGTACGTCTGTCACAACAAGGGATTCGGGAGGGAAGAGATAAAGCGCGTGGAGGCGCCAGCGTAATGACAACGAACGAAGAGGCGACATCTCTGAACGAAGAGGCGACATCTCTCAGACTGCTTGACGAGATCCTTATTGAGCTTCGCGTAATCAGCGGCTTGATCGAAGAGATGGCGTCTGAGCAGCAGGCGGCCCGCAACGACGTCGGGGCGATCCTCGACCATTGGGACGCGGCCGTTGACAGGGTCCACGACTCGATGAGGTCTGTTGATGACTGAGCGCGAGCAGCTGCGCTACATAGAGAACAGGTTCTACGTCTACAACCGAGCCGGTGGCCGGTGTGAGGCGTGCGGTGAGGCGATCGGGATCAGCTCATTCCAGATGGCCCACCGCATCCCGCAGACGAAGTACTTCGTCAAGAAGTTCGGAAAGGGGGTGATTCACCACAGGGACAACTTCGCAGCGACGTGCAGCCTGGGCTGTAACTCGAGCATGGATATCCGCAACCACCCAGTCGAGGTAGCGGAGCTGGCAGAGGCCATACAGGAGAAGATCGATGCCGGAGAAGAATGACAACGAAGTGGGAGCCCTGTGGCTCAAAGAGTCGAAGCAGGGGACGAAGTACATGTCGGGGAAACTTGAGATTGGCGGGGAGACTGTCTATGTGGCGGTCTTCAAGAACAACTACAAGAAGAAGCCCACCCACCCCGACTACCGCATCCTTAGAAGCGAGCAGCAGGGCGGCGGCCAGCAACGCCAGCCGAGCCAGCAGGAGAAGGCGGTCAAGGAGGTCTTCGAGGACGACGTGCCGTTCTAGTCCGATAATAAAGGCCCGCAAGCAGGCGAGAGAGGGGTGACTCTGAACTCGCCTGCCGGGGCCAGCCCTTAATGTATCACATAACATGCACGTTTGAAAAGGAGATGGCATGTCAAGCAAGGGAGAGTTTAGGCAGTTCCACACTGCCTTCTGGACGAGTCCATACGTGGAGGGGCTCGACCCCAGCGAGAAGCTACTCTACGCATACTTCATAGCCGGGCCGATGTCCAACATGGAAGGGGTCTACCGAACGACCGTTCGGCGGGTCTCCTTCGAGACCGGGCTCGAGCGTGAGGCGGTGACCCGTATCGCAAAGAGATTCGAAGAGGCTGGGAAGGCCGGGCTCTACTTCGAGTCAGACAGCACATGCTGGGTGGTAGTGTCGAACGCAACCGATCACATGACCTCCTCGCCGACTGTGAGGAAGCACGCCCAGGACCTCTACGCCTCCCTGCCGGCGGAGGTTCACGAGTACATGAAGTCTATCGGCTATCACTACCTCGGCGGGGCGGAGGTTGAAGGAAAGGAGCAGCCGAAGGCGCCGAAGCCTGCATCACCAGAGAAGGCTGACGACGTTCACGAGGCAACCGGCGCGCCGATGAACGCGACACGATACCAGAACCTCTGCGCTCGCTACGGCCGGGCTGAGGTGGACAGCTACATCGAGAAGGTGTGGAACTACGCGGCTGCGAAGGGGAAGACCTACAAGGACTACGCCGCGGCGGCTGCGAACTTCATGAAGAACGACAACGTGAAGTCAAAGAGCAGGGGCAGGGAGTATGTCTCTGAGTTCGGGGGCGGCTCGTGATTGAGGCGGAGAAGGTTTTCGCCGGACAGCTTTTGCTTGACAACTCGATTGCGTGGTCGTCCTCGGTTGACGAAGAACACCTGCAGAGCCCGAACTCCGTCCGCCTGCTCCGTGCGGTGCGAGAGCTTGCAGGGAAGGAGATCGGAGCAGACCCCGTGAGCGTGAAGGAACACGACAAGGGGATCGACGCTTCGTATCTCTCGGAGATCTCCGCCGCCGCTCCGTCGCCTGCGAACTGGCAGTTCTACGAGGAGAAGATCCTCGAGGCGTACAGGAGGAGGCACCTCGACTCGATGCTGGTGCGGGCCAGGGAGGCGCTTGCCTCGGGGTCGCCGGAAGACGTGGTCAGGGATCTTGAGTCTGGCCTTGTGCAGCTCAGCCAGAACACCGGGGACCGGGGCCTGTTCGAGGTCGGGCGGCGGCTCATCCACTACCTCGAGACCGTCGAGGAGCGGGTGAAGCGGCAGGGGGAGATCCCCGGCCTCGAGACAGGCATATGGCCACTGAGCGAGGCGCTGATGGGGCTCCAGCCCGAGAGGCTGTACTACGTAGGTGCCCGGCCAAGCGTCGGAAAGAGCGCGCTGCTCCTGAATATGGCCTTGCACAACGCGAAGGCGGGGAACCCCGTCGGCATCCTGTCCCTCGAGTCCGGCCGCGGGGAGATTATGGACCGGATCCATGCTATGGAGTCAGGCATCAACTCGCGGGCGCTCGTCTACGGCATGCTGAAGACGGCAGATTTCCGCAGCCTTTCAGACGCGCAGGAACGGATCCACGCAGCCGCGCCCATCATCATCTATGACGAGCCGAATATGAGCCTGGGACAGCTTGTGTCGCAGGCGAGGCGTATGGTGCGGGCTCATGGGGTTCGGCTGCTGTTCGTGGACTACCTCCAGATCATTGCCGCACCGGGGAAGGACAAGCGCGAGCGTGTCGAGAACGCATCCCTGGGGCTCAAGCAGCTCTCGAGGGAGCTTCAGGTTCCGGTCGTTGCGGCGGCCCAGCTTCGGCGTGAGTCCGACCCGTGGTGGCCGGATCTGGGAGACTTCCAGCACTCCTCACAGGCCGAGCAGGACGGGGATGCGTGCGTGTTCATTGGCCAGCAGAGGGAAGAGACGTTCGGCGGGGACGTTGAGGAGGAGCATCAGCTCGTAGTTGCGAAGAACCGAGACGGGCGGTCGGGGTTCTCGATCCAGGTCGAGTTCGAGAAAGAGACCTTAAGGTTCACACAGGAGTGACATTACTGCAATGACAGAGTATAATGGCAGCATGCATAATTCGAGCATGTATAAAGAGATCGCCCAGACTCTGTGGGCTGAAGCCGAATATCCGGTTGCCGTGGTGGTCAACGCTCCGTGGATCTTCGATGAGATCAAGGATGTCCTCGGCGGCCACCCGGTAATGATCGACGAGGACCAGGAGGAGTTCGTCTCCGTTATGGAGGCTGATGAGTTTGTGCCCGACCGGCTGGCAGAAGACGTCTTCGGTGACGAGGTAATCGTGGTGATCGAGGACGGGATCTTCTACCTCGGTGCGAACTTTGGGGAAAGCGAGAAGTGGATCGGCGTACCCCTCGAGCAGGTCACACACATCATCAGCGTTTTCCTTTTATCACAGGCGACAGGAGGAGAAGATGCCGAAACAGAATAAGTGGCACTACCGAAAGCGGCTCGCCGTTCGGCGGAAGCTCGAGGAGTATATCAACAAGAATGCGTGCCCCAGTGTGTCGCAGTTCGCATTCCAGAACTCCGTGCCTCGGAGTCAGCTCTACAAGTGGAAGGAACTCGAGGAGACCATCGAGCACCTCCAAGCGAAGAGAGAGAAGTACCTCGAGGATGCGCTTCTCTCCGGCGACGGGAAGAAGGTGACCGGCGCGATCTTCGCTCTCAAGCAGATGGGCTGGAGTGACCGAAACGAGACCAACCACACCGGAGAGGTGCAGCACGTCATGGTGGCCCAGCTTCCGAAAAGGGATTCGATAGAAGAATGGGAAAAACAGGGAAAGGTTCAGCCGAAGCAGGTCGAGAACAAGAGCGAGTAGCCTGGAGTCCGCAGCCGAGGCAGGAGCTGGCGCTACGTGTTCCAGCATTTGAACTTTTCTACGGTGGCGCCGCTGGCGGGGGAAAATCAGATTGGCTTCTCATGGACTTCCTCCGTGACGCCGACAAGTGGGGCGACAAGCACCGCGGGGTCATCTTCCGCCAGACCTACCCGCAGCTCGAGGAGCTGCTCTCGAGGGCGAAGGAGCTGTACCCACTGCTCGGCGGGAAGTACTCCAAGACCGAGAAGCAGTGGACCTTCCCAAGCGGGGCGACGCTGAAGTTCCGCTACATCGAGCGTGACGACGACGTCCTCCACTACCAGGGCCATGCCTACTCGTGGGTCGGCTGGGACGAGCTTACCCAGTGGCCCACCGACTACCCATACCTCTACCTCATGAGTCGTGTGCGCTCCGCGCATGGCGCTCCCACTTCAGTGCGGGCTGCGGCGAACCCTGGCGGCCCTGGGCATGTGTGGGTGAGGGAGCGCTTCATTGACCCTTCGCCGCCCGAGACCATCTTCTACACACCGCAAGGGACGACCGCCTGCTTCGTGCCGGCGAAGCTCGAGGACAACCACATTCTCATGGAGCAGGATCCCGACTACGAGGCCCGGCTCTCAATGCTTCCGCCGCACCTCTACCGGGCGCTCCGAGATGGTGATTGGAATGTGTTCGCTGGTCAGGTGTTCGAGGAGTTCTCCACCGACAAGCATGTGGTGAGCCCGTTCCCGCTCGATCCGAACTGGCGGAAGTTCGCTTCAATGGACTGGGGATACTCCAAGCCGTTCTCAATCGGCTGGTGGGCTGTGACTGGTGATGGGAGGGTGATCCGTTACCGGGAATGGTACGGCTGTGAGGAGGGCAAGAAAGACACGGGCATCAAGATGACCGCCAAGGAAGTCGCCGCGAAGGCATGGGAGATGTCCGTGGTGGATGGGGTGACTGACATGGTAGCAGATCCGGCTGTGTGGAACAGCCAGGGGATGGACAACACCATTGCCGATATCTTTGAACAGGCCGGGTTCACGATGACGAAGGGGTTCAACGACCGCCTCTCCGGTCTCAGCCGCATGCACGACCTCATGAAGATGGAGGACATGGACGGGCGGCCTATGATGCTCATCTTCGAAAACTGCCGCGCCTTCATCAGAACTATCCCAGCCCTCGTCTACGACCAGAAGCACACCGAAGACGTTGACACAACTATGGAGGATCACATCTACGACGAGGCTCGCTATGCCGTTATGAGCCCGATGTCCCGCCAGACCTCGAAGCAGGACCTCACCTACTATGGCGAGTTCAACCTGCCGAACCTCTCAGACAAGGACTTCTTCGACCCGCTGGACTGGTAGCTATCCGGCGGGCCGCCGCATTGCCTCACCAGGATTCGCGAGCCTCTCAGCTATACTCCCTTCCTCGGGCGACTTCGTCGTCTTGTTGTAGGTCTCAGCCTGCGCCTGTTGCGCCTGGAGCTGCAACTGCGCCTGCTGCAACTGCTGCTCCTGCGCCTGCATCTGCTGTAGCTCCTGGTCGCTTCGGCGCACGTTCGCCGGGAGCCCAGTGGAGTTCGCGAGTTCTTTCGCCGCCTCCATCGGATTCACGAGCTTGAGCATGTCCGGGTAGAACTCGGCGTAGGGTGCGATCATGTTTATGAAGTTCCGGATAGGCTGTGAGTTTAGGTACTGTTCCTGCGCCTGGGCGAGGGGGCCGACAAAGTCTACCTGAAGCTCAGCGCCTGAATACTTCTGAAGCTCTTCGGGAATTGGCGGGATCTTGCCGGCCTTCTGAAGCATATCGAAGAGAAGGTCCATCAGTGGGTTGAGCGCTTCAGAGTTTAGTCGCCCGATGCTCGGGCCGAGTAGCGTAGCCTTCTCGCCCTGCCGCTCCATGATTTCGGTGGCGGTCATTTCCTTCTCGGAGTTCGCCAGCATCATGAAGAACTGGACACGGTAAGCCTCGTTTATCTGGTTGCGCATGTCGTCGACCATACGCGAGGTGATTGGGATGTTGCCCGCCCCCTGCATTGGATAAGCGATGCGCTTGGGGTCGGTGCCGTAGACGTTTCGCGCCCCTGGGATGTTCCGGAATCTGCCCTTCCACTCTTCGGGAACCGCGAACGGCGGGTCAATTGAGAGCTGGGTGGCTGTGATCATCGCTTTCTGAATCTGGTTCACCAGCTTTATGGTCTCGTACATGTCCCACGCCGGGCTCTGGCCGTAGACCTGTCCGGGAACCTTGCGAAACCGCCATACGGCGTATGGGAAGATGTCGAAGCCAGCCTCGCGAACCACCAGCGGACCACCCTCGGCCTCGATGAAGACGTAGACCGAGGCGAAGCGCTTCTCTGTTGAGATGAGCTTCCTCACGTCTCGGCTTTCTCTCGGGTAGACCGCGTGGATGAAGGTAAGCATGTTTTCTGGGCTGTCTTCTGCGAGCTTCAACGTCTTCTCATCGAGGTCGAACTTCTCGACTGCGTTTCGTGCAGACATCTTGAACTTGCGGAACACAGTGTCGACCCGGCCCGTGTCGTTCTCGCTGAGGAATACCTCTTTCGGGTGGAGGGTCTGGAATACCGGGCGCTGCTCACCCATGTCGTACTCGGCGAACAGGACCGCGGTGCCGATGCTTACCCCGTCATGGAAGAACTCATTCTGCGCCTGGTAGAAGTTCGACTTCGCGAGCTGGGAGTACTCAATCTTCTCCAGCTGCTGGAGCCATTTTCGCATGGGGTCAATCTCGTCGACCTCGCCAACGGCTGGGTCGGTGAGTCCGGTCGTTCGGCGGAACCACTTCGAGCGTGGTGATACAAGGTGGCCCTGCATGCCGTCGGCCATCGTCTTTGCGGCGCTGATTGCGGTGGGGTCGAAGACGTGCTTGCCAATTTGGCCGGCCTTGGTCGCTGGGTCCTCGTAGTTGAATAGCTCCCGCCGCGGAACCACGTACTTCGATATCTCGTCCACCATGCGCTCAAAGTTCCGCCGCTCGGTGGAGCCGTCGAGCACGCCCTGCCGCTCTACGATTTTCTGTGCGAGCTTCTTCTTGTCTGTCATGGCTGGATTACCACCTGTTTCTCATGCCCCGCCTTCACCCTGGCGTCGGCGTAGATTCTCCACCCCGCCCTCTGTGCCCTCCAGCACCAGCCGATATCTTCGGATGTCTGGATTCCCTGCCCGTACGGGAAAGCAACCACCGTCTGGAACCAAGGGAACTCGAGGGACTCAAATACCCCGCGGCGCACCGCAAGCAGCGCGAAGCCGGCGAAGTCTATCTCAACCAGGCCCTCTTCGTCTGCAGCCTTGTCGATGCCCTTC